TATTTCGCTTAGTGACATCTGATGCATTATATAATTTTTTAAAATTATCTCCACCTTTATCTAGGGCGTTGGAAGTTGAGCCCATCATGCATTTACCTATAATTCTACTACCTAATCTTAAACATGTTTTTGTAACTCTCCAATTGTTTAATATATTATCAGGTCTTTCCCACTTACCACTTTCATCATGTACTAGTAACGCTAATTTTTCACCGTCGTAACTATTATCACCTGTATTCTTCCAATCAATAGTAGTATCTAATCCTTCTATTTCTTCCATACCATCTGTAGCAGACATTTTTTTTCTAGTAAACTTACTAGCTGG